GTTATCATATACAATTCCATCAGAAAAGTTTACTGCTTCAGGGAGATATAAAGAACACTGACCAGCAGATTTACCACCCTTTGCCTTAAACATAACACTGGCTTTGTATTTTTCATCTGGTTCAACCGGATATCTTAAACCCGCAGCTGCTGGAGTTGCTACATCTACCATTAGTAATCCCTATAAATATTTAAATAGTTTATACTTATTTATATGGTGGTTATGAAAACTTACAAAGGTAAATACAAGATTAAGAAACCTGAGAAATACGACGGAGACCATACAAAGGTTATTTATCGTTCTTATTGGGAAAAGTTTGCGTTCAAATGGGTTGAAGACCAAACTAATATTAAATCATGGTCTTCTGAAGAGACTGTAGTTCCTTATCTTAGTGCCGTTGACAACAAATATCATCGGTATTTTGTTGATTTGAAACTAAATATGAAGGACGGTAGTGTTGTTCTGGTAGAGATTAAACCAGATAAGCAGACCCGTCCACCAAAGAGTAAACGCAGAACAAAAAGATTTATATCTGAATCACTAGAATATGTTAAGAATGAATGTAAGTGGAAAGCAGCTAAAGAGTATTGCCTAGATAGAGGGTGGCACTTTCAGATATGGACCGAACACACACTAAAGCAAATGGGGATGAAGTTCTAAATGGCAGGACTATTTCAAAAACTAGAGTTTGAAGCCTTTCGTAAAGGGATTACTCCACGGAGTAAAGAGTCCCGTGCATGGTTTATGAACAAGGCAAAGAACTTAAATGTCAGTAGAAGTAAACTGATGAAAGAAGACCCTATTGAACTGCGCAGTCGTCCTGCTGTGGGCAAGATGTATATGTATTTCTATGACCCTAAGCACAAAGAGACACTGCCCTACTATGACAGGTTCCCATTGATTGTAATGGTAGGTCCAGCACCTAAAGGTTTTATGGGACTGAACCTGCACTATCTTCCTCTTGCTATTAGAGCAAAGTTTCTAGATGCACTGCTCGACACTATAAATAATGAAAGATATGATGAATCTACTCGGTTCAGGTTGTCCTATGAAATGTTAAAACGTGCATCTAAGTTAAAAGCATTTAGACCTTGCTTGAAAAGGTATCTAAGTTCCCATGTGCGTTCTAGACTTGCTATGGTTCCTGCCCCTGAATGGGAGATTGCTACGTTCTTGCCTACAGCAGACTTTGAAAAGGCAAGCAGCAGTGAAGTATACAAAGACTCCAGAAGAAAGATGAGAGCATAACATGGCAACCATTGAAGACTTAAAGGCAGCGATGTCTGCAAAGGCACCAGCTAGACCGGATAGGTATCGAGTTAGGATTCCGGGGTTGAATGCTGTCGGTGATATTCTTTGTCAGGCAACAAACTTACCGGGTAGACAGATTACCACTACTGAAAGACGTATTGGTATGGTCACACAAAAGATGCCCTATGGATTTATCTTTGATGATGTAAGTCTAACATTTTTACTAGATAATGAATATGTCATTAAAAACTATTTTGAAGACTGGCATGAAGACATTATTGGGTTTGATACCTATGAGTTAAAATACAAAAATGACTATAGCAAAACTGTAGAAATCCAACAGTTAGACAAAGAAACTGAATCTGTAGTATATGGGGTTAAGTTAAAAAATGCTTTCCCTGTTACCATAAGTCCTATTGAGTTAGGAGATGGACTACAAAACCAAATCACCCAAGTAAACGTGCAGCTGGCATTCACTGATTGGGAACGCACTACTTAATGGAGTTACTATAACATGGCTTTACCTAAACTTAATGAGTCGATTAAATATACTACTAAAATTCCTTCTACTGGCAAAGAGGTTAAGTTTAGACCTTTTCTCATCAAAGAAGAAAAGATTCTTTTGATTGCAATGGAATCTCAAGACCAAAAGATTATTATTAATGCAATTGGTGATACTGTCAATTCTTGTATGATTGAAGATATTGATATTTTTGAGATGCCTATTTTTGATCTTGAATACTTGTTCTTGCAAATTCGATCCAAGTCTGTAGGAGAAACGTCATCAGTAAACATTGGATGTAAATCTTGTAATCATAAAAACGAAGTTATCATTCCTATTGATGATATTAAAGTAACTAATCCTAAAACAGATAAAAACATCAAACTAAATGATGAAATTACTTTGTCTATGCAATATCCATCATTAAATGATATTCTAAAAACAAATGCATTAGACAATAATACTGAAATTGAACGAAACATGGAAACATTCTATGCTTGTTTAGAAGCAGTAGAAACTGAAGAAGAAAGATTTATGGTCAAGGATGAACCTCATGAAGAGATTGTCAACTTTGTAGAATCTTTAACTTCTTCTCAGTTTGAAAAAATCAAGAAGTTTGTTGATAGTATTCCTTCTTTAAGACATACTCTAAAATTTAATTGTGAATCTTGTGATACTGAAAACACTAGAATCTTGCAAGGAACGAATGATTTTTTTTGATAAGCCTTTCTCATGAAACGTTACTAAATCTATATCATACTAACTTTCAATTAATGCATCATTATCGGTATTCATTAAGTGACATTGAAAGTTTAATGCCTTGGGAAAGGGAAGTTTATTTGTCATTGTTAGTCAGTCATCTTGAAAATGAAAAAGAAAAAAGAAAGCAACAAGAGCAGAGAAGATAAATGGCAACGTTTGTACAAGTAATTGAAGAATTAAAAGAGAGCATGTTTGACCTACAGGTTGAACAGGATGAAACCACTCAGGCGATTAAATCTCTTGATGGACGTATGGCAGAATTTGTTGCTCTTGCAGGTAGAGACAGATTAGAAGACCTTGAAGATAGACGTGAATCAAAACGTGCATCACAAAAGCAAAAGCAAGAAAAACAAAACAATAAAGGTCGTAAAAATTCTAAGAAAGGTATTGGTGGGTTAGGTATCGGTGATCTCGCTCAAGCATATGTTCAAGGTCGTTTAGGAATGGCATTATTGAGTGGGTTAGGCGCTTTAATGACGACCCCAGCAGGAATTGCGATAATTGCTGCTGTAGCTGGCAGTGCTTTTCTTTATGGTAGAGATAAATTAAAAGACTATGAGGCTGGAGTAGCATTAGCTAAAGACCCTTTAAGAGAAAAAGAATTGGATGCAATACGAAATTTTGCAGAGGAAACTAAAAAGATTCAGGAAAGTGACACTCTAAACCCGTTCGACAAAACAGACGCACGGATGATCCTGACTAGAAGATTGGAGCAAGAAGTTAATGATGGGACTACACCAGAAACTGTGAAAGAAGTGCAAGAAAGGCAATTAAGAATTCAGCAGATTATTAGAGCTGGTAGGGATGAGACTGGCAATCCTATTTTCACAGAAGAAGAACAAGATGCTCTTTTAGGTAAAATTGGTGGGACTGCACGGGGAAAACTATTGGAATTTTCAACGGGCCCGATGTTAGAAAGTTTGGTTGATGAGAATGGAAATTTTGATACTGAACAATATGAGAGACTCGGAGATAAAGAGACTTTTCTCGAAAAAAGAGGAGAAGCTCCACTTGCTGTTATAGATGATCAAGGTCAAATTGATGTAATGGCATCTGCTGCACAAAATTTCACTCTTGATCCAGAAAAAGCAGTTAGTGCTGAAGAATTTATGAAGCAACCAGCTGGAATTAATCCTCAACCAAACTTTTACAGTGATGCAATCGTGCGAATGATGGATAGGAACTACATCCCACCTGCTGCGGGGACATTGCAATATGAAGAACTTATGAAGCAAAATAGTATGTTTCAAATGCCTCCAATTAGTCAAGATATCATTGGACCAATAGTCGAGACTGCTATAAAAAGTTTAAGAACAGATGATAATCTTGGCCTTGGATTCTTTGGGGCTCCAAGTGCAGGACTTGATATTAATGAACTGAGAGATATGAATCTTGACGTTGAAAAATTATCAATTGAAATTCCCCCTAATCTTGGAGGGCAAGTTCTAAGTATATTAGGTGAAGGATTAAATGTAGGTGGAACTACAGTAATTAATAATCAAACCACTAATAACGTTTCTGGTGGTGGTGGAGGCGGTGGAGCAACTGCTGTTAATACCAGTTCATCTTCTGTTGCACCATCTAACGACTATCACGGAACTTTAGATGCTACACAGGTTATCGGCGGCGCACCTAATAGATAAAAAAATCCCCGGTGGGAAGTCCTTAAAACACCGGGGATTTTCTCTAACTATCAGTCTTCATTTGCAAGACGTGAGAAATATGACATAGTGTCATCATCCCCATCTGCGTCTGCAATACTTGGTGCAGATACTGGTTCCACAGATTTCATAGGAGCAGTATCAGCAGTGATTGACAAATCTTCTGTCTGCTGTGGAGTAAATGTTCCACTAACACCGAGAACAGCATCCAGACGTGCTTTCAGCTCTTCGTAAGACTTGTAGTTAGTAGGGTCTGTAAACTCGCTGAGTGGATAGACCTGACCATAAATCGTATCCAGTTTATCATCATCTGCCAGTACAGCAGTAGAAGAAAACTCAGAACGATCATAGTTGCGGTAACCATCTACTTGACGAATCTTCAGTTTAAAGTCAGCCCCTTCCCAGAAATCAAATGGATTTACCGGAGCATCATCAGGAAACTCAGGTTGCATAGATTCCATCAACTTGTCGTGAATCTTTTTACCATACTGGTAAAGGAACACCTTGCCTTCATTCTCTGGATTGCCAGAGTCAGATACAACATAGATGTTAGAAACATACTTCAGGCGACGTTTCTGGTCCCGTGCAGTCTGTTTATCTTCATCACGACCAGTATTCCACAGTTGAGAGTTTAACTCCCCTACAGGGTCTTTCTGACCAAGGGAGGTAAGTGATTTTTCAATATACCACATACCTGTAGTCTTGCCTTTAAAGCCATGGTCCCAATAACGGACCCAAGGAAGTTCTTCACCTTCTGGTGCAGGAAGGAAACGGATAACAGCATAACCATTACCTGCCTTATCTACAGTAGGTTTCCAGACACGTTCATCTGGACCATTACGAACATCAGCTGAGGATTCATTCAACTTTGCTGCTGCATTAACGAGTTTGTCAATGGAAGAACCACGGGACTTTTTAAGATTTGCAAGCGACATATATTTGTATTCCTTTTGTATATTTGTATTCAGTTATATTAAGAAGTGTATCATACTATAAAATTCACGGGTTGTCAATCATTATTTTCAAAGGTGATTGAACCTTCTTCAGTCTCCATACTAGATGGAGTTCCTACAGACAGGATATCTTTCAAACTTAATACAGAAATCCCGCCGTCTTGTTCTACATAATCATAATCATTTGTCTGGACAGAAACACTCTCCGATTGGAGGAAGTCCGTCGTCAAAGCTTGGTTCTGTTCCTTCATCCACAATCTCCGATTCTGGTTGCTGATCAATTGGTGTAATCTCTTCAACTGGCACCTCTGTTACAATTTCGGGTTCAATTACAGATGTCTCTTCTGACTGATTGAGTCTACCAAGAAGTTCATCCTGATAGACAAAAGAACATGCACCGATTCCAAGAATAACCAGCACAAATGGAATATACATTCCGATTAGTCTTAACATAAATTTCCCCATTCGTTCCTCACAATGGTAGTGTATTAATTCTTTCAAGGTAATTTAGGTTACGAGCTTCAACTTCTAACTTATCCTTGATTGAGGTATTTATCAACACACTAACACGTTCTGCTTCGATTTGATTTGCTTTCATAATATCTACAATAGCATCCATATAGGACTCACGTTTCTCAAAGACATATGATTCTACCATATCACAAAAACGTTTCTTAGTTAGTATTTTGTCTTCAATATTCATAGTTCTTATTGCTCACAAATTCTTGATATGCTTCATTACCAGACAGGATTTCACTAATGTCATAGGATTGAGCATATTCTAAGTCATAAGCAGCAATCTTTTCCATACGTTTCTTCATACGGAATTGAGTGTCAAAGTGCTTCTTACGGAGTTTGGTTTTCAAAGTTGCCATGTTACTATATCCTTTCTCATTATTGCACTATGTATGAATGTATACTATTTTTCTGGAGTTGTCAAGACAAATATTTATAAGGTATCTAAAGGTTGGTAGTAGTCATAGACACTTTCAGCATAACGCAAACGGTCATCATAGATGTGAATAATCTTATTAATACCGTCGCATCCTTGCACTGGATGTGCCTGAAGCATACCTTCATATTGCTGCATTAGTAGATTTAACTTGAATGCTTCTACATCACCCTGTGTAAGTTCTACACCTTCTTGCTGTGCTGTATAAAGCATAAACGAGTCAAACATTGCATTAAATCTCAAGACCCGTTCTTTATTTGTTTCACCGCAGTTTAAAACTTCTGCTGCAACTAATGTAGCAATGTCTGTAAACTCTGTGATCATATCTGCTTTGTTCATCTCTTGACTCTTAGCAACACTAGGAATCAATAAAAAAAGTATTGCCAAGAATCTAACCATATCAACTTTCCCTAAAGATTTTATGAATGTCACGCAGTAGGTTCTTTGCTTCTACTGGTTCACGTTGGAATACATTACGACCTAAAATCATACCGTATCCACCTGCTTCTGCAATAAGTTTTGCATCACTAAGAATACTATCTACATCTTTCTTAGACCCACCAGAGAAGATTACAGGGATACCACACGCTGCTTTAATAACATTATTCACATCAGACGAACTTTTAGCATTAAATGGTAACTTAACTTTGATAACATCAGGTTCTAACTGTGCAGCAATATAGGCAGCGTGCATAACAGTTTTCATAGAGTTTTCTTCAAAGTCACCACCACGGGGATAGGACCAGAGAACAGTCTTTAGGTCATTATCTCTCCAAGCTCGATTAAGAAGTTGCTGGACACGACCAAAGTAGTCAATCATTTCGTCTTGATTGGATGAACCCGGATAGATTGTATAACCTACACCACCCATATTTTTATCTTTAGCATCACTCGTAGTTGCATAGACTGCCTGTGATGGTTCAAGGTCTTTGTTTAGATTATTACCATGATTCAGTTTCATAATAACATCTTTGGCAAGATGGGGATACTTTTCACAAAGCAGATTAGCAGTGCGTTTAGGCAGTGCTGTGCCTCCGACCAGACCTTCATGCAGCAGTTCTGCAATGTAGTCTACCTGATAGTCAATGTCCAGCATCTCAGGATGATCAGTAGCATAGAAAGCATCTACTGGACCATGCTCTATACCTTGGTCAATGGGAAGGATAATCGTATAGTTACCCTTCGCACCAAAACCTTCTTCACATAAACGCTTGTGTTTCATTCTCAACCTCTAATTGTTTGATACGATGTTGGCAATATTCTTCCAACTCTTTTAAATGTTCGATATCTTCGTGTCGTAGAATAATCTCCATTGCCCGAACAAAGTCATTAATTTGTTTAATTTCAAAATCATCCATTATAGCATTTATCCCATACCATGTAACCAAAACTTACGTCATCATCAGAGAAACCTTTCATGCCTTCAAGAACAGACATATACTTAGCAAACTCAATGATGCTTTCATCATTTACATTTACTTTGTATTCATTCCGGTCATAGCCAGTCTTCTTAGCAACAAACCGAACATACTTTTCAGTATCATTTTCTACAGGTGGAGCCCACTTGTAAATGGCTTCACTCAAAGAGAGTCCAGAGTAGAGGCGGTCCAGAAGATCAAACATAGCTGCATATCCCCATTCAGGAGCAGCGAACGACTCAAATCCAGACCCATTAGTAGTTTCACCATAGTAGGTTACCTTTGTCTTACGGATGTTGCCGGGATTGTTATTCCGAGTAGGAAGGTTAGTTGAAATGTTAGTGTAGTCATACTCACCGAAACTTACTTCGTTGCAGTCAAGTGTCTCATCTGCAAAGGCACCGTATGCCCAAAAACCTGCAATGAAAGAAAGAATGAAAATAACAATATAAAAAGTTTGCTTACGCATTTCAAATAACCTAAAAAATCAAAGTATATACATTATATAGTACATTGGCAGGGAGTTGTCAAGCCCCCTGCTAAACTTTTTTATGATTGTACTGGCAAAAATGCAGAAATCACAAAAAACAAAAACGAAGGCCAAAAGATTAGAGAGAATGCCCAACGGGTGAACTTGCGTCCTGCTTTACTGTTCATTCTTGCTGTTTTAGCAGTGTTGCGTTTAGAACCCCATTCTGTAGGATTCAGATATGCCAGAAACCAAAGAGCATTCAAAACATACCCCGGAGCCAAGAAAACATTTTTTAGAATATTCATAACAAACTTCCTTTCATAGAGAAGGGGAGCGGGATGCTCCCCATTTGGTTTTACATGTTTACTGCCAGTTCCAGTGCCTTCTTCTTGACATTCTGGTTCTGACCATACCAAGCAGACTGCAAACGGGTATCGCTGTTACGACCCAAAGTGTGATCGGTCATGTAGGTGACAGTGTTAAACAACTGCCAGAAGGTGCCTTCACCAAGAGCAGCACCAGCTTGTGTGTGCATTACTTCTTGTGCTTCACGGGACTTGTTAGAGTCACGGTCAGAGGCAGAAGGAAAGACTTGGTTGAAGTAGTTCAACATGTCATCAGTCGTGTAAGACTTCTGGCAGAGGTATTCTGCTGCTTCCTTGTAGGTCTCCAGCTTCTTGTGTGCCATGCCTAGAGTGGTCATAGCATCTTCAGCATTGAAGGGACGTTGGTGTCCCATACGGACATACTGGTCAACATTCTGGTTCAGGGAAAGAGTCAGAGTGTTATTACATACAACACGGATAGGAGTGAAACGCACGTCAATAGACTTGCCGTACTGGTGAGGGTTAGAGAACAAGAGGTAGGACTCAACAGAGTCTTCACCCTGTGCAGTCTTGATAGTAAACCCGTCATTGACCTTTGCCAATGCCCAAACCATCTTA